AAATTCGCTTTCGCGCGATCACTCGAACTGTACTGTCCACTCTTTTCAAGCAAACGGGCATACTGCCGCAACACATCTTCTGGAATGTTCAATGGAGCTTCTGCCACGGTCTCTTCCTCTGCGCTACAAACATCAACGTTATTATCAAATCGGACAAATCCTGCTCATCCAAATACATATCAAACTGGACGCCATCCTCATAAAACAAAGACAACGCTATCTCGCCATCTTCATTTGTCGTTACGCCCAAATACTCTGGTTCAATGTCCATAGATTCAAAATAGTATAAAAATTTCAAAAGAGCAATGAACCTACCCATCATTTGTTCAAAAAGGGGGGTGGGGGTACGCAAATAATTATCTGAGTGGTAACGAAATCGAAAGAACCGTGTATATGCCTGTGCATACACACCCTCTCGTCTCTCAAGGGGGGTTGGGGTGTTGCAAAAATGCAACAGGCCATTGCTGGCCGCTGGGGGTACCTTAGGCGGCCAATGGCCGCCTAAGGCTGGGGTTAACCCATTAACACAAGCTGGCCGTAGGCCGTGCCATATGTGGCCGCTGTTTGTGCGCTATAGTTAAAGCCACCATTAAGCACCGCCGCTACCGCGTTTTGGTTGGTGTGGGTGCTGTTAGCATTAGCAAACACACTGGCCGCCCAATGCTGGTGCGCCGCCTGTATTGCGGCAAGCGGTACTGGCTTACCAAGTGCGGCTGGTGTAGTGGTGGCAATGCCGCCCACGTTAAACGCCTTTACACCGTTAACGGTATGTTGCGGCACACCGTTTACACATGCCCATAAAATAAGGCCACGTGCGCTAACAGTGCCAGCCTTGTTAGGTTGCATGGCGCGCCACATTGCACCGCCACCAAACAACGTACCGTTGGCAAGTGCGGCTGGTGCTAATTGCAAGCCTACATTGCCAAGGCCGTTAGCTTTAACAAAAGCCGCCATTGCCGCCACGTTAATTGGTGCGTTAACACCGTTTGCACCGTTAAAAGCCTGTGCCGCTTGTTTTGTAGTTTTAACCATTATAAACCCCTATTTGGTTAACGCCAGCGCACCATTGCGCTGTGCATAAATTATATATAGGGGTTAACGTGGTGTTTGTAAACCCCTACACAACACTTTTTTTACAATGCCAGCAAAATAATTAATAATGCGGCAACACTACCTAATGCGACCAATATCATTTGTGCCGCCATGCGCCGATATAACCGACCATAAAACTGGAAAAGCCGATAGCAAAAACCAGTGCGCTGATATAATGGTGCAACGGTGGGATGTTAAACAAGTCCACACTAGTGAACATTAGGAAAATTCCAGCCAACATTAGATAACCATAGGTAACGATAATAAGCATAATTAACTCCCCATAACAGTGCCATGCTGACACCATGCAGTAATTTCATCAAACAGTGCTTTCGGCACAATTTTGGTTTCGTCGTTTGGTCCCCAGCCAATATTTACGCACTGACTAATAGGCACACATCCAAGCTCACGATGATACAAAAAGTCCTCATCCGTTTGCTCTCGTAAAGTATCGTAGTCCATAATTAACTCCCTTGCTTTTGGTTAGGTGTTAACATTGCCAGCCGCCGCCACGTCTTGCCAGCGTTAAATTGTCACTGTGACAGCCTTGGAAAAGTGACGAGCAGCTCGACGACTTCGGCCGATGTCTTGACCCCTGAGAATTTTTGAGTATACATATTGATGTATACCGAGATCGTCATCGTTCTTCGTATAAAGAGGTCAATCAATCTATCTATCTTATATGCTCTTGTTTACCCGCAGGGGGATCGTCTTCCTCTTTCTTTGTCAATCAGGGAATCAATCCAATAAAAAAGGGCGACCATCGCGGTCGCCCTCGGTGGGAGATATCAGGTGCTATGCCGGAATGACATAAAGCTCCACGAAGTTTTTGCCCCATGTCGCTTTAGCCGAGGCTGACTGTCCACCGTTAAGCGCGTCCAGCAAGGCATGGAAACGACGTGCCTTAATAGAGCGGTGAGCCATGTCCACTTCCTGCAGGGTGACCGTCTCCTTGCCAGAGTTGATCAACTGCCAAACGACCTTGCCCCGTAGGACAGACTTAGGTGACCCGTCTGCGTCGTACAAGGTACGCTTGCTTTCAAAGGGGAAGGGCTGTTCCGCTTTGGGGTCAACGTCGGTAACAACACGAACGCCGACATTATTAGGGTTTCCACCTGCGTGTTCCTGGACAAACTTAAAGATGTCCTCGGCGGTTACGCCTTCACGCTTGCGCTCCTCAGGCAGGGCATTAATACCTGCGAAAGTGATTTCCTGAGGGGCGACTTTTTTAGCTGATTTAGCATTAGTCTTACGGACGGTTTCCATGATTTCTTGGTAACCGACTTTTTTAGCTGTCTTAGCCATGATAAGTTCCTTTCTACGAACTTGCGAGTCAAGCATTATTGCCTGCTACACATATAGAGTAGCAAATGGACCTTCCTATGTAAACACCTAAATTATCATAACGAACAAGAAAGACAGCTACACGACAACAGGCAGATGTCTATGGACTTCACGCGACTTCTACCGATTTCTTTCGTGACGGACGACGAACGAGGAGCCAGTGATCACTCTTCGTCAGTCTTCATCAATCTGTCGAGGACCTCTGTCCATCCATCTTTGTCCCTCGGCCAATCCATCCATCCATCCCACGTTGGATCATTCTCTATCAATCTCTTTGCGAGGTTCTTTCCATCCATAAACAGCAGGGTCTGGGAGGAAGGATGATGAACCAAGTTCCAAACGCATCCACCAACACCTGTTCTTGAGGTCTGCCAAGCGATTTGATGCGGACGCCACTTAGGGAACTTCTTGTCAGACTTTGTCGTGAGAACCTTTAACTCTACCCAGAAGTCCTTGCCATTCAAGCAACCATTGAGGTCAGGCACTCCTGGACTCGCCCATGACTCCATCCTTACCCAATGGACTCCAGTGTGGCGTGTTCCGTCCCGTAGGGCTTTCCATAATTTAGACTCAGGTTTCGGTGTTGGCATTTGGATGAACTTCTATTTCTGTGAAGTCGGCGTCTACAGGCTCTGTTGCCTGAACCAGTTGCGGGAACTCTTCTTGGATGCGGCGTATTTCTAGCATAACTTCGTCGCGATTCATTTGGTCTATTTTACCCATAAGGATTTCTTTGCGGTCAATGTACAATCCAGCGGCTTGGCCTCTTGACTTTTCAGCCGTGACTGCGGCGGCGTAGTTTCCGTTTTGCAGGGCTTGGTCGCGTATCTCAGCGAGCTTCTTGACATGGCTTTCAAAACTAACTTCAAACTTGTGCTGAAGTTCTACCTTGACTTGGCGCACTCTTTCCAAAACTTGGGGGTAGTCCCGACCGTTCAGCATACGGCTGGCGATGGCGTGTGCGTTAGACTCTGCGTAACCAGCACGAAGGGCGGCTTCGGTTTGGGTAACTTCTTCAGTTGCGTAAATCGTTGCAAACTTTTCCTGCATCGGGGTAAGACCAGTTTCCACCCGAGGGTTTGCAATAACGTCTAGTTTATTCTTGTGTGTAACTTTCGCTTTTGGCATATCAACAGTCTACTTTTCTATAATAGAACCTACAACAGAAATCGACTCTTTTCAAAAAGTGCATACTCCAGACTCACGTAGGGGCTCAAAGTTTATACCTCAATATCGATTTAATCACAATAACCCTTTGAAATACAAAGATAGTAAGATATTGTATATTGTAATATCGGATCTACTACTTCACCTATGATTTCATTTTGGTTACTATTTAGAAAAGTGGATGAATATCGATGGTCGGAGTTCTATGGACATTGCCGCGTGGAAGAAAGGCCACCGTTTTGTGACGATGGCCTTTGGTGTTTAGATGAATAGCAGTGCTATTGTGAGGATGATAAATGTTTCCATGATTACCACCAGCAGGAGTACACGACTTGTGTACCTTCCTTGATGGCAGATTTTGCCGCCTCTATAAAGTTTTTATCGTCATCTTTATATACTTGGCAGGACTCTTCTTGGAATTGGTGACCGTAGAAAAAGCCACCCTCGCTTTGGTTTTGAGCGTAGCTGTTGTGCCATGCTCCCTCCAGCTTGTTGATATCAGCTTCGGTGAGCTCCATATCTTCACAGTTTAGCTCGGTGGCTGGTCTGCCTGTTTTTTCCACCCACAGTTCCTCCATAAAGTCTTGGAGCCGACTGTGTTTGCGCCAGTAAAAATCTTGATCGGCGATTTTTACAGTGTACTCTTCGCCAGTTTCTTCATCAGTGCGTTTTTCGGTTTTGCACCCAATCAAACCATATTGGTCAAGTCCCATTGTTAGCCTCCTTCTGCTCTAGCGCACATTCAAGACAACAAGTAGGTTCCTCAAATGCTTCAGTTAAATATGCACAGTCATCACAGCCATCAACTGGTGTAAGATCTTTTACTTCCATTGTACCCTCCTGTTAAGATTCAGTAAGCAACTGCCTACCCTTATATAATAAAGCGTGACTTTTTTGGAAGGTGCTTTATTTGTTCGTCTTGACAATTTAGTTACCAGTCGGTGCAGAGCAGGACGATGACCATAAATATCACACCTAGAAGGCCAAGTAGTATCATCGTAAATGAAACCCCACAATGCGGACCTCGTCGTGATTGATAAAATGCGTCCAGCCCTCAGTCCAATCATCTTTTGTGTATGGCTCCCAATCATCACTACGGTCGCGATTGATCTCCGCAACCATTTGTGTGAGCGACCATACAGCCTTCTGCCCATCGGCAAATTTAACGACGTAATGTGGTTCAGTCATTTTTATTCCTCTCTACGAATAGTTGGTGGACAGGGGACAAAGCCCCGTGCGGCCTCGCCCCCTGTCCGTTGATTAGGCCGCTTGCACTTGCATCACAGCCATACTTTCCTCCTAGTAATCGGCATATTGATTGGCAACCTTGCCGATGTAATCAAGGATGAGATCGTACTCGTCCATCGTGTAGATTACTCGGTCAAGTTGTGGATTGTTCTGGTAATCCACCAGCATGTATGTCGCCACCATGCCGACTTCGCTTGGTACTTGCAACATGCTGACGGCTAGCGTCCGGATGCTGTCTGCCTCAACGTGGCAGACCTCGGCAGTAAGTATGGGGTCAGTCAAAAACTTACCCTCCATTGCCGACTGCACTTGTTGTAAAAATTGAGTAGCCATTGCTACCTCCTTTAGTTGAATCGTAGCCACCATTGGCTACCCTTATATAATAAGGTGTGAGGGTTTGGGAGGTTGGTCTTTTGCTTCACGATGACAAAAAAGGCGGCCACCGAAGTGACCGCCAGTTAAGGGAGGAAACATATGTCGTAAGTACTCTTACTTGAGTATCGTTACTCATCTTATGCAATTCTGCAAGCATCATTTTGGAAGACCTAGATTAGTGGTTGTTTCCAACACCTTGTCCAAGAGCCGTCGTGCTCGGTTAGCGGTGGCTTCATCAATCCACACTTCAATCTCATCAGGCTCAATCCCAAGATGTGCTAATTTCGTAGCGCAAGTGCGAGCATCAATCTCGCCTTCTTCAAATTGATACTGCACTTCTTCCTGCTGATCCATCGCCCATGCTTTGACTTTACCCATCTTTTTTATACTCCTTCATCCATGTATTAAGAATATCGGTTGCGAGATGTTTGGTTATATCAAACTCTTGCATAAGGTAGATAGTAGCCGCGAACATATTAGTTTCACCACTATCCCGTAACTCATCCAGGAATTGTTTGTATGAATTACTCAACCCACCAGAGTTACCCATTAGTATTCACTCGGTAGCATAAGTACGCCATCCGAAAGGTAGAACTTGAAACCAGTGTTAGGTGGTAGGTCTGCATAATTAAGGTTACGAGTATGCAGTATTTTGAGGCCATTACCTTTATCACCATCTGTACCTATAATGACAGCACTATTATTATCATCAACAGTTATTTGTATGAAGATAATATAATCCTCCTCACTTAGTAGTGGTAGGAACTCAGTAGCTATAATATCCATAAACCAGTAAGCACCCATCCTTTCAGCAAAGGATTTAGTACCATCCGTAAGCCGTAGCTCAGGGGTCATAGGCAGTTTATGGGAATAATGATTTAGGCTACCAGTAAAGGCATCAAAATCAAAGATTAAGTCTTTTGCGTTATTCATCGGCATTTGTAATCCTCCTATTGGAAAAGAGTGTCGTACTCATGGGTTGAAAGGAAGTGGGAAAAGTTGCTGTCGACAATATCTTGCCATTTAGCCCACTCATCCAAGAAAGTTTGAGCATCATCGCCCTGTACAAAGAACGACCACCCAGACTCATAATGTTTAACAGTAATACTGTCAAACTCTTGCTTGAGGCTGTAGCCACCGATAACCATTACTGATAAACCCTTTCTGCATCACGAAGTTGCACTAGAAAATCTGCGGCTTCAGGGTTTTGCTGTTGCCAA